TCAGGCGGCGTCGGCCCGCCGGGGCAGGACCCAGCCCGGCCGGACGAAGTGGCAGGTGTAGCCGTTCGGGATCCGCTCCAGATAGTCCTGGTGCTCGGGTTCGGCCTCCCAGAAATCGCCCAGTGGCGACACCTCGGTGACGACCTTGCCCGGCCACAGGCCGGAGGCATCGACGTCGGCAATGGTGTTTTCGGCCTCGGCCTTCTGCGCCGCGTCGGCGTAGAAGATCGCCGAGCGGTAGCCCGGGCCACGATCGTTGCCCTGGCGATCGCGCGTCGTCGGGTCGTGGATCTGGAAGAAAAATTCCAGCAGCTGGCGGTAGGACAGGACATCGGGATCGAAGCTGATCTCGATCGCCTCGGCATGCCGGCCATGGTTGCGGTAGGTGGCGTTCGGCACCTCGCCCCCGCTATAGCCGACCCGCGTCGCGACGACGCCCGGCATCTTGCGGATGAGATCCTGCATGCCCCAGAAACAGCCTCCGGCCAGAACAGCGCGCTCGGTCGTCATGCGACTTCCTCCTCGTGAGTGGGATAGGTGGACCCCAGAGATAGGATTTTCCGCCGCCGATTCCAGCCACGCGGCGACGATGGTCGCCGCGTGCTTGAATCAGCTTGGCGCAGATGGTGCCCGGCGGCCCGGCAGGGCCTCAGGCGGCGCGCCGGCTCGCCGGCCGGAGCCGCGTGAAGGCAGCCGGAGTGGCCTGCCGGCGTCGGCGCCGGAGGCGGGTGGCAGGCCAACCCACCGCTCATTTGCGTTTTCCGGGAAGTTCGGCGCGCAAAGGCTTGCTTCCGCGGCCTTGAGCCTCTAGGGCTTCCCGCAGTCGGAGCGTAGCGCAGCCTGGTAGCGCATCTGGTTTGGGACCAGCGCGGCTTCGGTCTAATTCTCGTTAGAATTCTTATACTTGGACACGGTGGCGCGGGCCTCCGTGGGATTTGCCGTGTGAATTGCTGCGGCCTCCGACGCTTCCATCCCCAGCAGCAGATCGTCCTGCGTCACGTGCGCATAGCGCGTGGTGGTGGCGATATCGGAGTGACCGAGAAGACGCTGGGCGAGACGGATGTTGCCAGTCGCACGAACCAGGCGGGTTGCAGCGGTGTGCCGGGTGTCGTGGAAACGGAAGTCCGAGACGCCGGCGGTCTCCTTGCAGCGGCGCCAGGCGGTCTTAAAGCCCGCTTCCGTGATCGGGTAGCGCGTGCCGCGGCATCTGCCGTCTCTCGTCTTCTTCGCCATGTAGGTAAAGACGGCGAGGGGGTGATCATTCTTCAGCGACCAGAGCAGCTCAAACACCGCCTTCGTCATGGGGATCGTTCGCAGTCTGTCACCCTTGCCGCGGATGCGGATCGTGCGGTTGATCAGGTCGACGGCCGTCCATTCGAGAGTCACAATTTCGAGGCGGCGCGCGCCGGTCAGCAGGGCGAACTTGAGGGCAGGGGCATAGTCGCCCCGGATCGTTTCTAGAAGCCGCGATTCCTCAACCTGACTTGCCTCGCGCACCCGCTCCTGCGGTTCGCGTAAGATATGCGTCTTCCAGTCGATGTCCTCGACCTTCAGCTTCCATACCTTGCTGGCCCGGCGCAGGATGGCGCGCAGCGGCTCGCAGACGGACCGGTTGACCGTGGCGGCCGAGACCAGCGAGCCGGCCTTCAACGCGTTTTGCTGGCCGCGACGGCGCGCGACCAGCTTGGCGACCATTCCGTCGTTGATGTCGGCGATCGGAGTCTTCGGGCCGACATAGGTTTCCAGCCATTCGATCGCCCGGTCGGTGTCGACAGCGTTGCGATGGTGCTGCCCGACCTCGTTCCAATAGCGAGCGATTGCGACCTGGAACGTTACCGGGCCAGCGGCGTCGACCTCGGACTGCTTGAGCCTTTCACGCTCTTCCTGTTCGAAGCGTTCAGCCTTGCGCTTCTCCGAGCTTCCCGTTGAGCCAGAAAATCTTCGACCTCGGAATTGAAAGTCGTAAGAGTAGACCGCTTGGCCGGGCCGTTTGAACACAGACATTTTCTCTCCTCGATGAAGGCGAGCAGGTCCGCTCGATCGTAGCGGCGCGCCTTCTTCTTGAGGCCGCGACCGATATTGACGTAGCGGATGAGGCCATCACTGGTGAGCGACCGCAACTGCTTCTGCGAGATGGCCAGCGTAGCGGCCGCGGCGGCGGGGGTGAGAAGTTCCATCAGTCCTCTCCCTCCACGTTGTCGCGCTTGCCTATCGCGCCGATGGCATAGCGCCCGGCGCGGGTAGTCTTGATGCGGGGATGGCGGCCGGAATAGTCGATGCGGGCGTAGCCGAGCGCGATCAGCTGTACGCCTCGGCCTTTGGCAAGGAAGCGGCCCTGGGCGGACCAGCCGCCGGCGACGCGCGTCATGCCGATGGGACGGGCCTCGTACAGCACGCGCAGGTCGGCGCGCAGTTTTGGGGTCAGCGTGAGCTGCGGTGTGTCGGGGGGCTGTGCTGAGGTCGCGTGGTCGGTGATCACGAGCGGGCCGTCCCTGCCTTATGGCGGACATGGACGGCATGCTCGATCTTGGCCATTGCCATCAGTGTCGGCTTCAACTCTTCCGGTGCCGCATCAAACGCGATCCGCTTCTTGAAACGCCCGCCGTTGAGGCGCGCGAGCACGCCTCGGGGGATCGGCTCCCAGTTGCTCGGATCGGTGTTTGTCTTGTTGCCGTCGAGGCATTTCAAAGCGTAGCCCGCCGGCACGGGGCCGTGCTCTTGCTCCCAGAGCAGCCGGTGCTTGTGCACATAGCGGCGATCGCCACCGGTGTGTGGGTTGATTTCAGCGACCGAGATCTCGACGTACCCATCGACATTGATCCGCTCGTGGCCGATGAAATTCATGTTCATCGGTCGCTGGCCCTTCTTGAACTGGGTCCGGGCGGAATTCGGGTTGTAGGGCATCGACTTGCCCTTGTTCCAGGACGGGCCACCCTTTGCGAACTGCCCGGTGCTCCCCGTCCGCCAACCTTGCCGCTTGCGCAGGGCGTTGAGATTTGCCGCTGAAAGATCCGTGCGGGCGAAGCGTTCGACGAAGGCTTGATGATACTGGCTGATGACCAGCGCGCGGTTTTCGGACAGCCAGGCGATCTCCTCGCCAGAGAAGCGGCGGTGGCGCCCGAGGTATCGTCCTCCGGTGCGTCCGACCTTCCAGCCCTTGCGCTTGCGAAGGCCGTGAAGATGCTCCTGGCGGACATCATCACGCCCGAACTGGTTGACGAAGGCGCGGTGATAATCGCTGATGACCATGTCGCGGTTCGCTTCCAGCCAAGCCATTTCCGCATCGCTGTAGAGGATGGCGCGAGGCTTCATTGCACCGACCCCTGCCGCTGCCGGGCCCATTCCTGCCGCTCTTCCTCGGTTTCGCGAGCGATCCGCCGGGCGTCCGCTTCGGCGCGTTCGCGGTCTTCGGCGCTCTTTAGCGCTTCGGCTCTGACGTGCTCAATCTGCCGGCCAGCCATGCTTTCCGGGATCATGTCGGAGACCCCGCGCCCGTGCCTGGCGACCAGTTCCGCCGCCTTGAACTGCAGAGCTGCGGCCCCGACGATCTGGTTAGACACGCCGACGATCGCCTCGGCGCGCGCCGCCTCCTGCTCGATCTGCTCTGCGGTCAGGTTCTCGTCGGACAGGCGCTCGAGCTGGGCGAACAGGTGATTATTGAGATCGGAAAGCCGGTTTTTCATCTGCAAATCTCCGGAAAGGAATCGTGCGTCATGCTGTCGAGAGTGCGCCCGGCAACTTTCGTGTCGTCGCCGGGCGGATAGGGCGAGGGCGTGCCTCAGCAGCCGCCGAGGGCGCGAACAGGAGCGCCGCTAGCTTCCATTTCCGGAGCGCCCTCGTAGACGGGCAGGGTCGTGTGATCGCGCACGTCGGCCATGGCCTGACGGACCGCCTCGTTGATCAGAGTGTCCGGGCGGAAGATCTTGAACATCCACTTGATGACGCCGCCATTGGCGCGATAGCGCAGGCGCACGGGCACCTCGACTGAGTCACCCATGAAGAAGGGTGCGACCTCGACGGCAAAGCCGCCGGGCACTCTGATCGGCTGACCGTCGGCGCCGGTGTGCTCCTCGTTGAAGACGATCTGCGCTTCGCCGGTCTGCAGGTTCCGCACCTGCTTGACCTTCTGGCCGACGTTCACCTCAAGGCCGCGGGCGAGGGTGATGATCTGCGCCGGCGTACCGACCGTCGTCTGCAGATCCCGCTCCATCCAAATGCGGGTGCCATCCTGCGGCGCGCGCAGCTCGTGGACATGCTCCTCGATGAACTCGGCGAGGTCCGCCTGGTCCATCCACTGGCCGTCGGCGGCGATCCAGGCCTTCCACTCCTCGGACAGGGGGAAGGCGTATTGCACCCGGTGCCGGCCATTGGCGGCGTCGTTTGCCTTCGCGTCTGCCTCGGGGTGATAGTCGATGACGGCCGTCAGGCTAGGCTTCGTCCAGTCGGTGTTGGCGAAGACGGCCGAGGCCATGATCTTGTGCCGGTTCACGAGCTCGATGAAGCTGTCGAGCGTCAGCGTCCTGGCGGTGCCAGCACGCGCGAGTGGCGCGGTGCGCCATTCCTCGGCCAGAGCCTTGATGCTGGCGAGCGAGGGCTTCTCGCCGTGGATGACGGCGATCGGGAAGTGCGAGGGCAAACCGGTGCCGGCCTCGTCGAACTGCACGTCGACGATGGTAACGCCGGTCGCGTCAGCGCCGAGCTGCGCGAGCTTATCGATGGCGCTTCCGTCGATCTGCACCATCTCGCCGAAACCAGAAATCGGGACGGATGCGGTGGAAGTCGTGTTCGGATCGGTGTCGGACATTTCGTCCTCCTCTGTTGAAAGCGGGCGGGTGGAGAAAGCTACTGGTCGGCCGCGACGCGCGGAGCTCCGAGACCAGCGTCGCGCGGGCCGAAGAGGTTCTGCTGACGCGGGTGCTCGGTTGAGAGCGTGCCGTCGTCGAGGACGAAGAGGACGCTCGATGCGCGGTCGGATTCCGGCTTTTTGGATTTGAGCTTGGCGTTGATCGTCACCGTGCCGCCCTCGACGGTGAGGTCGAGATGCAGGGTGACAGAGCCTTTCGCTTTGCCCTTCGGCCCGGCGTGCTCCTTCAGTTCGGCCAGGGCCGACTGCAGCTCACCGGAGAAGTCGTGAGCGAGCTGCCCGTCCTCCAGGATGCCAATGATCATCTGTGCTTCGCGAATGACGGACATGCCGGTTCCTTTCGGTTCAGAGGTCGGTGCCGACGCCGTGCGCGTCTGGCGCAGGATCGTCCGTTGCAGCGGTTGCCTGCTCAGGCTGCGGCGGCGGGGCGAGGATGACGGTGAAGAAGGGGTCTGAGCCGGTGCCGATCTCGGCGGCGCTCGGGTGTAGCGAGAGGGAGCGGCAGACGAGGCTTCCCGCGGCCGCGCCGACGCGCCCGGCGATACCCTCGGACATCAACGCTGCTGCCTCGTCGAAGCTGAGGGCAACGCTGAGGCCTTCGGGTGTGCGCTCGACCTGCATCAGCACAACCCTCCGCCGCTCCTGGTGATGGCGATGAGGTTCGCCTCGGCACCGTGGTGGCGCAGCTCGCCGAGGGTGAAGCCGCGCAGCAGCAGGTCGCGGTCGAGGCAGGCCTCGCCGTTGACGGCGGCGATGTCGAGCATATGGCCGGCCATGTGCTCCGCGATGCTCGGGGGCGTGCCGCGCACGGGACGGTGGCTGCCATTGCGGGCGGAGTGCTCGGCGGGGGTGAGGGGGCGTGTCTCGATCATGGCTGGGTCCTTGTCTGTTCTGGGGTGGGTTTCTGGCGCAGCAGCGCCTTGCGGGTGAGGCGGGCGCCACGCGCGGTCTCGTCGGTGCGGGCAAGTTTGGCCTTTTGGACGATGCGGCCGGGCGTCTCGGCGCGCAGGCGCGCGGCGGTGGGGCTGGCGGCGTCGACGGGGATGGTGCGGCAGCCGTCCGGATCTTCGACGTGGACGAGGAAGCCCGGCATCACGCGGCGCTCCAGGCGAAGCTCAGAAGATGGATGCCGATCAAAACGAGGCCGATAGCCAAAGCGGCGATCACGATGAAGAGGGCGACCAGGCCGGCGATGGCGACGCCGTCGTCCGCGTCGGGAATGTCGTGCCAGTCGACGGCCGAGCGATACCGCGCTTCGCCCGCCTTGATGTCGGTATCGGCGATCTCGGCTTCGAAGGTCTCGGGGAGGTCGGGCGCCGTGCCATGCGGCAAGGCGAGGTCGTCCAGGAAGACCCGGTGCGTGCGAAGGCCCTGAGCGCGACGGCGCGCGCTCTCGACGCGCGCGGCCTCGACGCGGGCATTGTCCCGGCAATATTCCGCCAGCCTGCCGATGTCGTCGCCCATGCCGCGCGCACTGTCCCGGGGAAGGCGTTGGAAGCGCTCGGCAAGGGCGTCGCAGTCGGGCAGATCAGGCGAGTGGGACATGATCGGCCGGTCGCTCGCCATCCACGCGCCGGAAGACCAGCGGGCGGAAAGGAGCGCTGGCCTGTGTTCTGCCAAGAAGCGGGTGACCGTGAGACCACGGAAAGCAGGGATTGGCTGCTCGGCCAGCATTGCCCGCAAGGCATCGTCGATGACGACGACGCCGGATGTGTCGCAGCGCGCCGGGCGGGATGCCTCGATGCGGGTGAGCTGCTGCGACAGAGTTTCGCGGCGGGCGCCAAAGGGCACCCTCACCGCAGCACCATCGGGACCATGGCGGCGAGACCAAGGACCATGCCGGGGATGAAAAGCGCCAGGGCGACTAGGGTTGACACGTCCTTCGCCGCGCCCCGGGCGATCGCCGGAACGATCCAGGCGACGATGCGCACGGTCTCTACGATCTCACGGCGGATCGCGGAGGCTTCGCTCTGAGCCGATGCGGCAGGGCGATGGGCTGGGCCGGACGTGGGGAGGCGTTCACGTCCGGCCTTGCCGGCGCGCTCCGGCGCGGACGCCCGGAAAGGAAGCGCGGCCGATCGGAATGGTCTGTTCTCAGGGGAAAGACGAAGCGTCAGCGCGTGCTGAGCTGTGGCTGCCGAAGGCAGCAATGCCGGAAGGTGCATCGGGTTCTCCATCGGGTGCGGCCGAGTTCGATGGAGATGTTCAAACACAAAACACGAAACGTGTCTACAGCAATCGTGTATAAACACGAAACATGTTAAAGTGGCTGGTAGGCGGCGTTAGGTCGATTGGGCGGCCTCAATGGCCTGGTTATGCCCACCAATCCACAGGACGACAAAAATGATTCGCTTTGCGGCGCGGGTTCTGGAATCCATGTGAGAACGGATAAGGAACAAAGGCGGGTAGATGCGTTCCAGATTGAAGCAATTTTCCCATGATGACAAAGCGCTCGCCTTCCGACTGATCGCGGAATTATCAAGCCTCTATGTCGCTTGCGACCACTGTGGACACACGCGTGTTCTCCGCACGGAAAATCTAAAGAAAGCGGGGGAGCTGGGCGTGCACACATACCACGAGCTGTGTCGCAAGATCGTCTGCGGCGAGTGCCCTCGGCGGCCGCTGCGCGATCGGAATTTGACTATGCGGCCAACGTGGCGGTGTGATGAGGTTCATGTCTACGCAAGGGCGTGAAAGACGATCTTGTGGACTGAAAACACGAGGTCGTCGGGGAACTCTATCTCTTCTGTTTCACCTTCTTCTGGGTTGAACTGCTTCAAGCGGAGTCGGCCACTGCCGCGCGACACGAACTGTTTGATATAACTACTCAATTCCTCCCCATCATCGCGATCTTGCACCTGGACGACTACATAGTCGCCGCGGCGTACAGGTGCATGGGGATTCAGCCAGACGGTGTCGCCAGCCTCGAATTTTGGTTCCATTGAGTACCCGTGAACCCGCACGGCGTACGCGCCTTCGACGCCTTCAAGGTCAGGTGGACAGAAGACCGTTTGAGACGCCTGCCCGTTCATGACGAACCTGCCGTTGGCTCCGCCGGAAGTCTGACCCATTAGCGGGATGCCGGCGTCGGGGAAGCGAACGTATCGAGGCGGAAAGCTGGCGTTCGGCGTCGGCGCGTAACTTTGCGATCTCGCCTGCTCTGCGCCGTTTATGGGCTCGCCACTGAGCATTGGCTCTTCACCAAGTAGCAGCCATGCGGCCCTGACCCCGAACTTCTTGCCATAGGCCTTGGCCGCAGGCTCTTTGAATTTGTTCTGGCCATTCTCGTGGGCGGCGTACGTTGACGGCGCAATGCCAAGCGCCTCCGCTGCGTCTTTTGTTTTTGCGTAGCCCGCATGCACGCGGGCGACCCGAAGTCTGTCAGCCATCTCGCTCATGTCGAGCATCATATGTGGATGCGCGACAGGAATAATGTTGACATCAAAACACGTATCGTGTTCCTTGCGAACATGAGAACTGTTTCGGACATCATCGAAGCCCTCGGGGGCAGCGCCTCTATCGCCCGTGAGCTTGGCCTCAAGGCCAGCGCGGTTTCTGAGATGAAGCGCCGTCAATCTATTCCAGTGAAGTATTGGCCGGGGCTCATCCGCCTGTCCCAAGGACGCGGAGCGGTTCTTGATGCTGATGCTTTGGTCGTTGCGCATGCGCCGGAGCCAAGCGCAAGCGAGGCCGCGGCATGATCTTTTCGCTTCTCTCTCGGCCTAACGCAGGGCGGGGAGGCCGGCCTTCCGGTCCGTCTCCCCGTCTATTCCCCGTGGGCCGCACGCCCGAATCTTCAGTCGATTTCGGGGCGCCCCGCACGGCCGCTGCCCGACTTTCTTTCGCGCCTTTGCCGGCTGTCATCCGCACATGACGATCGGCTCTCACCAGTATTCCAGTCCCCTTCGCTCGCTGCTCTCCTGTGTCCCCAACATGGCACCGGAGAGCCTTCCATGTCCGACAAGAGACGTGTCGCGCGCGACAAGAGACGTGTCGAGGATGACAGCATGAGCGCCGTCCTAGAGTCCCGCCGCTTCCTCGAGGCGCTGACGATAGCGCATCACCGCGGCCCGACCGACACTTGGACGGCGGCGCGAGACCGGGCCGCCACAGCGGTCGGTATCGAGCGGTCCTATGCCGCGCGGATCTGGAACCGCTGGCAGTCGATGAAGGACGTCTCGGGCGCGGCCTATCGCGCCCTGCAGCTGGCTTACGAAGCGCAATGCGAACGCAACGAAACAGCAGCCGCGCACACGCGCCGGCTGAGGGAGGAACTCGCCCATGCAGCGGCTGACGAAGTCCGCGGCGAGCCGCGTCTGGCAGGCCATCCTGTTGCGCATCGAGCGGTGGACGGCGCGCCGGGCAAAGCGGCAGCGCGAGCGGTTCGCTGAGCGGGACCGGGAAGGCGAGCCATGACCAGTGAACGCTCCCCCGAGATGGACGCCTTCGTTGCCGACGCGAAGGCAGTGTCGCTGCTCGACGGGTTTTCGCGCGCTGGCGGCTCGCTGGCGGCACTGCGGCGGACCGGCGCTGAGTGGATTGGGCCATGCCCGGCCTGCGGCGGAAAAGACCGGTTTTCGCTGAACGAGGCGAAACAGGTGTTCAACTGCCGCGGCGCCGGCGGCGGCGGGGTGATCTCGCTCGCCATGCATGTGAGCGGAGCGGGGTTTCTGGACGCCTGCGAAATGGTGCTGGGACAGGATCGCCCGGGGCTGGATAGCGCGGGGCGCGCGGTGCGCGACCACGACCGGCGAGCCGCGGCGTCCAAGATTGAGGCGCAGCGGGCCGAGGCCGAACGCCTGGCGGTAAAGCGCGCGGCAGAGGCGGAGCATTTTCGCGACCGGGAGTGGCAGCGTTGCGCCGATGACTGGAACGCGGCCGGGCCGTTTTCGGGATCGCCAGCCGAGGCCTATCTGGCGGCGCGGCGGCTGCCGATGCCGGATGCGGCCTTCGTGCGCTGCCACGCTGGCCTGCCGTATTGGGGCGGGCCATCCGGGCGGCAGACGGTGCTGCACCGGGGACCGGCCATGTTGGTGCTGTTCGTGGTGCCGGGCGAGACGCAGTATCGGCCGATCGGGATGCACCGCACTTGGATTGCCCTCGACCGGGCGCCGAAATTCCGGCCCGACATCGTCGATCCCGAAAGCGGGGCGGCGCTCGCCTCGAAGAAGATGCGGGGCTCGAAGATGGGCGGGTTCCTGCCGCTGCTCGGGCGCCTCTCCGCCGCGCGTCGCATGGTGGCGGGCGAGGGCATCGAGACGGTGCTCGGCTATGCTGCCGAGGAAGGCTTTCCCGAGGGCACGTTCTATTGCGCCGCGGGCGACCTCGGCAATCTCTGCGGCAAGGCCGAGCGGACGTCGCGGCTGAAGGTGCCGGGGGCCTTCAAGCTCGACCGCGCCGGGCGGAAGATGCCCGTGGTGGTGCCGGGGGAACTGCCCGACTGGGACAGCGCCTGCCTGCCGGTGCCCGACCATATCGAGGAGCTGCTGCTCGTCGGCGACGGCGATTCCGAGCCGGTTATGACGCGCGCGGCGATGAAGCGGGGCGTCGCGCGCCACGCGCGGCCGGGACGGGGGGTGGAATATCACATGGCGCCTGCGGGCCTCGACTGGGCCGAGATCGGCGCGGGGGTGGCGGCGTGATCGACTTCAAGCTGCCGCTGTTCGCCTTCGACGTCGTGGTAATCGACCCGCCCTGGCCGTGGGCCGCCTATTCCGACAAGGGTCTCGAGAAGAGCCCGGAGGCGCAATACGTCACGATGACGCTCGACGACATCGCCGCGATGCGCGTCGGGGATCTCTTGGCGCCATCGGGCGTGCTGGTGATGTGGGCGACGTGGCCGCTGATCGAGCGGCAAAGCCAGATCATGCGCGGCTGGGGCGTGCCGGTCGTGACCGGCGGCGTCTGGGCGAAGCGGACCGTCAACGGCAAGCTGCGCTGGGGCACGGGCTATGTGCTGCGCTCGGTCTGCGAGCCGTTCCTCGTCGGCCGCCTCGAAGGCGCTGCGATTGCCAAAGGCAAGGTGCCGAACCTCGTCGAAACGCTTTTCGACGCCGCCCTCGACGGGCACGCGCGCGAGCATTCCCGCAAGCCGGAAGAGTTCTACCAGCTGGTGGAAACGCTGGTGCCGAATGGTCGACGCGCGGACATCTTCTCCCGCCAGCGCCGTGCCGGCTGGGACAGTTTCGGCAACGAAGCCGACAAGTTTCATGAGGTTGTGGCATGACCACCGATCCCAAAGACGGCGTGTCGCTGCTCGCCCTCTGCGCGGCCGAGCCGGAGACCGATATCGGCAACTCGCGCCGATTCCGCCTCCGGCACGAGCATGAAGTGCTCTACCAGACAAATATCGGTTGGCACGGCTATGACGGGCGGCGCTGGAAAGAGGATGTGGACGGGGCCGTGGTGCGGCCGCTGGCGCACCGGACTGTCGAGGCGATCCGCCTCGAGACGCACGAGATCCTCCTCGACGAGGCTTCGCTGCTGCTCGTCGAGGCCGGGGACGATGCCGAGGCGCACTTGGATAAGGGTGGCGATCTGACGGCGCCGCAGAGGGCGCGGCTGCGCGCGGCGATCGACGAGCGGGACCGGATCGTCAAGGCGCTGGACGACCGCCGGGCGGCGCGTGCGCGGCATGCGAAAAGCTCGGCCGGGTCGTCGAAGATCGACAACATGCTGAAAGAGGCCGCTCCCTACCTCTCGCGCGCCGTCGAGGACATGAATCCCGACGACCATGCGCTGAACTGCCTGAATGGGACGTTGCGCTTTGTGCCGGTGGAGGACCCGGAGAGCGACCCGGACGACCCTCGCGTGGTCTATTCCGCGCGGCTTGATCCGCACCGGCGAGACGACTGGATCACGAAGCTCGTTGACGTGGACGTGCCGGCATCGGGCGGCCTGGCCGGGCCCGGTGATGCGCTGTGGCCGGCGGCGCATTTCGCCGCGCTGGCGGAGGCGCTGTCGCCGCGTTTTCACGAATTCCTGCTGACGGTGCAGCCCATGCCCGACATGCGGCGCTACCTGCAGCGGCTCTGCGGCTACATGCTGACGGGGCTCGATTCCGAGCAGATGATCGCCTTCTTCTACGGCATCGGCGCCAACGGCAAATCGACCTTTACAGACCTCATAGGCCGCATTCTCGGCGACTATGCCGTGACGCTCTCGATCGACAGCTTTACCGGCGAAAACCAGAAGGGCGGCGGCGACGCCACTCCCGACCTCGTGCGGCTCTCTCACGCGCGATCGTGCTTCGCCTCCGAAGGCGACGAGAGCGCGAAGCTGAAGGAGGGGCTGATCAAGCTCCTGACCGGATCGGACAAGATACCGGTGCGCAAGCTGCACAAGGACTTCATCGAGATCCGCATCAAGGCGACGACGGTGATCACCGGCAACCATAAGCCGATCATCCGCGGCGTCGATGACGGCATCTGGCGACGGGTGCACCTGGTGGACTGGCCGGTGCAGATCCCCGTCAACGAACGCGACAAGAAGCTGCCGGAGAAGCTGTGGGCGGAGCGGCAGGGGGTGCTGGCGTGGATGATCGCCGGGGCGCTGGAATTCCTATCCCTGCAGGGGCTGCATCCGCCGGCGAGCCTGATCGCCGCCGTGCAGGAGCACCGCGAGGAGAGCGACCCGATCGGCGCCTTCGTGCGCGGGGCCTGCGAGGTGACCGGCAACGAACACGACCGGGTGACGCCCGGCGAGCTGTTCGACGCCTACACCGTGTTCTGCCGGAAGGAAGGCCAGTTCGCCTTTCCTCAGGCAACCTTCACCCGCCGATTGCCGGAGCAGACCAGGCGAACGTGGAAGGCGCCGGATGGGCGCGTGACGCAGTTCGCCAAGGTTAAGGTCGGCAACACGCTCTATCGCGGCATCCGCATCAAGGACACCTATCGCGGCATTGGCGGTTCTCCGCCGCCCGATGATCGCCCTTTCGCGCCGAGGGATGAGCAATGACCCTATCCCCCTTGCTGGCACAACGACGGAAGAGGCGGCCGGGCGACCCTTGGCGGGCTGTCTGCCCGCGATTTAGGGACGCTAGGGAGGCAAGCTGGCGGCGTCATCGCTTGCGTCCACTGCGAAAGGGTGTGGGAAATCAACGGGTTTGGACGCTAGGGAGGGTAGGGAGGCAAGCCCCGCGCGTTCGCATACGTGCGTGAAGTCGAGGGGTGTGGGATGGGCTTTGGAAAACCCTTCCATGTGTAACCCGAGAACTACCTTCCCTAGCCTCCCTAGCGTCCCTAATTAAAAAATAAACACTTAATATCAAGGACTTAAGAAGATGGAAAATAGGGAAGCAAGCAAGATGGAAAGTGACGGTGCCTCCCTAGCGTCCCTAAACGGGGCGAAGGCCTCTATGCGGGACCGGATGTCGGACGATGCGCTGGACAACGGCATCCTGGACGTCGCCGCGGGGCTGCACTGGTACGCGCTGCTGGTGGAGCCGCAGAAGGAATTCGTGGCGCAGAAGATACTGCGGCGCTACGGGCTGCGCACCTTCGTGCCGGTGCGGAGGGAATGGCGCCGGATGAACAAGTTCACGGCAGACAAGGTGCTGCGGGCTTTCCCGCTGGCGCCTCGCTACGTGTTCGCCGGTTTCGAGCCCGGGGTGCCGTTGTGGTTCAACCTGTTTGCGCTGCCGGTTGTCTCGGGCGCCGTATGCATCAGCGAAAGGCCGATGCGGCTGCCGACCGCTGAGGTGGTGATGATGATCCGCAAGCTGGGCGGCGGGCTCAACGCTGCCGAGGCCGCGCGTTTTATGCGCACGCATCATGAGTTCGCCGTGGGCGATACGGTCGAAGTGACGGCCGGTCCGTTCGAGGGCATCCGGGTGCCGGTGGTCTCGATCAGCGGTCCACGGGCGAGGGTGCTGCTCAGCCTCTTCGGTGGGGCCGTGGACACGATCGACATGGCTCTTGACGATTTGCAGGCGGCATGACAGGTTCCGGGTCAGGACGTCTCTGGTCCCTGCGCTCGACGCACACCGGAAGCCAGCCACCCCAGACGCGGGTCGGCACAGATGGATGTTTATGGGGCTCGCACAAGCGGGCCTTTTGCTTGTCAGGTCGCCCCAATCGTCGGCACATCAAGCTGCTTCAGTTTCGCCTCCATAATCGCTGCCTGCAGGTGAGCGAAGCGCTCGGCGGGTTGTAGCGCGTGCATCGCCGCAGCGGCCGTGTCCGTAATTCGGTAGTGCCCGCAGCTCTGGCACACGATTTCGCTGAAATCGCCGACCTTCTGTTGCACCTCGGCTCGCTCGCGTCCGCATACCAGGCATTCGTGGTCGGTCTGCATTGTGGTTCGCTCCCATGTTCTTACGAAGGTCACCTTACCTACGAAGTATGGGGGTTACGATGGGTCGGATCATGAACCTCGGGCCGACGCTCTCCAGCCTTGCGCCTCGGCTGAGGCCACCGCCGAAGATCGCCGAGAGCTTCTACCTCGGCGCCGCCTGGCGCGGGCTGATGGCGCGGCTGAAGGCGGAGCGCGGCAACGTCTGCCAGAAGTGCGGTGCGCGGGGCAGGGTGCTCGGCGACCACATCGTCGAGCGCAAGGACGGCGGCAATGACCTCGACCCGGTCAACGTCATGCTGATGTGCTGGGGCTGCCACAACGCGAAGACGGCCAAGGCCAAGGCGAGAAGGGCAGGGCGATGATCCTCCGCTTGATCGAAGGCGCGACCCGTATCCTCGGCAGGAGCCAAGGCTATCTCGGCCTGCCGCTGCGCGACGAGCTTATCAACTGCTCGGTCGATGGTCCGGGCACGCCGTCCATGGTGACGGCGTGGGAGCCGACGCCCGCCGAGCTGGCGCTGCTCAACGCGGGGGCGCCGGTGCTGCTGCGGGTGCTCGGGACCGGCCACCCGCCGGTCATGCTCACCGTCGGCGAGGCCCCGACCGACCGATAGGGGGGCATCGAAAGTCTGGGGCCCCTCAACTCTTGGCACCGGCTTCTGTCTCATTCGGAGATTTTTTTTCGATGGACGAGAAATTCGATCTGTTCGGCGACCCCATTCCGGAGGGTCATGGCCGGCGGGGCAGGCCGGCGCATATCCCGACCGACCGAAACCGTAGCAAAGTCAGCATGTTGCTGGCTTTCGGATGGAGCAACGAGCGGATTGCCAACGCGATCGGCATCACGCCGCCGACGCTTCGCAAGGTTTATTTTCGCGAGCTGAAGTTCCGGAGCGAGATGCGCGACCGGCTCGATGCCCGCATCGCCGAGGTGCTGTGGACCGGCGTGGCGGAAGGCAACGTCGCGGCCATCAAGGAATTCCGCAAGGTGCTGGAGCGCAGCGACATGATGCTGGCCGAGAGCGCCCTGCGCCCGCGCCGGGATCAGCCGGCGCCCGCGCGTGAGCCGAAGCTCGGCAAGAAAGAGACGGCTGTGCGAGACGCGCGCACCGGCCACGAAGGGACGGGATGGTCGACACTGCTCCGTCAGTAGCGCGCTGGAACCTGGCCTGCCCGGACTGGGTCGAAAGGCTGAAGGCGGGCCGCACGCTGGTGCCCGATCTGCCGCTGGACAAGGAAGAGGCCGCGCGAGCCGTCGCCATCTACGACAAGCTGAGACTGCCGGACGTGCCGGGCCAGCCGACGCTCGCCGAGGCTGGTGGACAGTGGTTCCGCGATATCGTCGCCGCGGCCTTCGGCTCGCTCGACAAGAAAACGGGGGTGCGCAGCGTCTCGGAAATCTTCGCCCTGGTGCCGAAGAAGAACGCGAAGACGACCAATGGCGCGGCCTTGTCGATGACCGCCATGCTCTGCAACGAGCGGCCGAATGCTGAAATGCTGCTGATCGGTCCGACGCAGGAGGTCGCGGATCTCGCCTTCTCGCAGGCATCGGGCATTGTCCGGGCTGACGAGTATCTGGAGAAGCGGTTTCACGTCGTCGAGCACAAGAAGACGATCGTCGACCGGGTCAACGGGGCCAAGCTTAAGGTGAAGACCTTCGACATGAAGGTGCTCACCGGATCGAAGCCCGTGTTCGTGCTGCTCGACGAGCTGCACATCATGTCGACCTACTCCTACGCGTCGCGTGTCATAGGGCAGATCCGGGGCGGCCTGCTGCCGAACCCGGAAAGCCTCCTGGTGATCATCACGACGCAGAGCGACCAGCCGCCAGCGGGCGTGTTCAAGTCCGAACTGCAGTATGCCCGCGGCGTGCGGGACGGGCGGATCAAGAATCAGGGCCTGCTGCCGGTGCTCTACGAGTTCCCGGAGGCGATGCAGACCGACAAGAAGCTGCCGTGGCGCGACCCGCGCAACTGGCCGATGGTGCTGCCAAACCTTGGCCTGTCCATCACCATCGATCGCCTGACCGCCGACTACGCCATGTCGGTCGAGAAGGGCGAGGAGGAGGAACGGCGCTGGGCGTCGCAGCACCTCAATGTCGAGATCGGCTTGGCACTGCATTCCGACCGCTGGGTCGGCACGGACTACTGGCTCGGCGCCGCCGACGAGAGCCTGTCGCTCGAGGAGATCATCGAGCGCTCGGATGTCGTCGTCGTTGGTATCGATGGCGGCGGCCTCGACGATCTTCTCGGCCTGGCCGTCATCGGCCGGGACAAGGTCAACCGGGATTGGCTTCTGTGGAACAAGGCCTGGGCGCACGAGGACGTGTTGAAGCGCCGGCCTGAGATCGTCGAGACGCTAAGGGACTTCGAGAAGGCCGGCGACCTCGTCATCTGCCAGGACCCGACACAGGATATCCGCGAAGTCTGCGACATCGTCGAGCAGATCGACCATGTCGGAAAGCTCGCCGACAAGGCCAGCGTCGGCCTCGACCCGGTCGGCGTTGCAGCCATCGTCGACGAGCTTGCGTCGCGGAGCATCGACGGCGAGCGTGTCGTCGGCGTCAGCCAGGGCTATCGGCTCTCCAGCGCGATCTGGGGCATGGAGCGCAAGCTGAAGGACGGCACGCTCTGGCATTCCGGCGCCGGCCTGATGGCCTGGTGCGTCGGCAACGCCAAGGTCGAGCTGCGCGGCAACGCGGTGCTGATCACGAAGCAAGCCGCCGGCAAGTCCAAAATCGACCCTCTCGCAGCCAGCTTCAACGCTGTGATGCTGATGAGCAGGAACCCCGAGGCCCGTAGACTTTCCCCCTACGAGACACGCGGAATTCGGAGAGTTTGATGGGTCTCGTTCAGCGCATCTTTGGAGGGGGAAAGGCCGATGCTCCGCCCGCTCCCAGAGCGCAAGTTGGAACAGTTGGGGGCGAGGCCTTCTATTCGCTGAACGATCCCGCGTTCCTCGAGATGGTCCGTGCCGGCGCGATGGGCGGAGCAGTCAGCGTCGAGAAGGCCATGCGCATCCCTGCGGTCTTCCGAAGCGTGATGCTGATCTCGACCGCGATCGGCATGTTGCCGCTGCACTTGAAGGTCAATGCGACGAAGGCGAACGCGACCGAGCATCCCCTGTTCGCGCTTTTGCACCGCGAGCCGAACAAGTTTCAGTCTTCGTTCGACTTCCGGAGCCTGATGCAGACGAGGGCGCTGACCAAGGGCAACGCATATGCCCTCATCGTCCGCTCCCGAGACGTTGTTGCCCGGCGCGACAAGATCATCGCCCTCGTCCCGCTGGACCCAGACCGGGTGACGCCGAAGCTGGACGAGGGCAGCTGGACCGTCACCTACGAATATCAGCCAGCGACAGGAGCACGCCGCGTCTATTCCGCCCGGGACATTTTCCATCTGCGCGGCCCTTCGATGGACGGGCTCAGCGGCATTTCGCTGGTAAAACAGGCCGCCGATGCAATCCAGCTGGCGATCTTTGCCGATCTGGCGGTTCGCAACCTCTTTACTAAGGGCAGCTTCGTCGGGGGCGTCCTCTCGACGAAGGACGAGCTGAGCCCGGAGGCCTTCGACCGTCTTCGTGCCAGCTGGAACGAGGATCACACCGGCGCCGGCAATGCCGGAACGACGCCGCTCCTTGAGGGCGGCACCGAATACAAGCCGATCGGAGCGTCGGCCAAGGATTCGCAGTCGAACGAGACGCGCGGTCGACAGGTCGAGGAGATCGCCCGCATCTTCGGCGTGCCGCGACCACTCCTGATGGTCGACGAGACCAGCTGGGGCTCGGGGATCGACGCGCTCGGCCAGTTCTTTGTTCGATACGCCCTGAACCCATGGTTCGAAGCCTGGCAGCAGGCGATCGAGCGCTCCCTCCTCGAAGGCGATGAGAAGTCGACGCTATCGGCCAAGTTCAATGCCGGCGCCCTCATCCGCGGTTCCATGAAGGACCAGGGCGATTATTTCGCCAAGGCCCTCGGCGCCGGCGGTGCGAAGGGTTGGATGACCCAGAACGAGGTCCGCGCCCTGCAGGACATGCCGGATCATGAGGACGGCGACGGCCTCGATAATCCGATGATGGGTCAGCCGGTGCCGGAACCGGAGCCGGACGAGACGAAACCCACGCCGAAGCCGTCACCGAAAAAGGAAGACGATGATGAGTAGGTCGATCTCCGGGCCGCGCCCGCCAGCGATACGTGCCCCTGCCGGGACTGTGCAGCGGCCCGTTCCCCCGAAGGGCGTCGTCCATCAGCCGGGCACGGCGACACCGTCAGTCAAGGCGATGGCGCGCCCCGCGGCGATGCCTTTGCCGCTTCGCACCGACGTGCATGCCTTCACCAAGCCTGCCGTCTTCGACGAGTGGGGCCGCGAAGCTGCCGGTGTGCGACCAAGTGCCGTTGCGGGCGGCGACAGCGTGATCACCATGTTCGACGTCATCGGCGAGGACTTCTGGTCCGGCGGCGGCATCACCGCAAAGAAGGTCACTGCACAGCTGCGCGCCATCGGCGACCGTCCTATCGAGGTGCAGATCAACTCACCGGGCGGCGACATGTTCGAGGGCATCGCGATCTTCAACGTTCTGCGCGAGCATCCGCAGCCGATCACGGTCAAGGTGATGGGCATGGCAGCTTCGGCCGCGTCGATCATCGCGATGGCCGGCGACGACATTCAGATCGGCGCCGCTTCCTTCGTGATGATCCACAACTGCTGGGTCGTCGCCATCGGCAACCGCCACGACATGGCTGAGACGGCGGAATGGCTCGCCCCGTTCGACCAGGCCATGGTCGACCTTTACGCCACGCGAACCGGGCAAGATGCCAAGTCCGTGGCGAAGTGGATGGACGCCGAGACCTACATGTCGGGCACACAGGCGATCGAGCGGGGCTTTGCCAATTCGCTGCTCGCAGCCGACGCGATGAAGGTCGACGAGCCGGCGCAGTCGGGAGACCGCAAGGTCAACGATCTGCGGGCCATGGAACTGCAGCTGGTCTCCGCCGGCGCCACGCGCGCTGATGCCCGGGACCGCATCAACAAGATCAAGGGCACGCCGGGCGCTGCCACTGAAGCCACGCCTGGCGCTGGCGATGACTGGTCAGGTTTGTCTGACCTCCTTTCCTCAATCCGAACCTAAATCAGGAGCTTCCAATGAAGCGCATTTTCGTGCTTGCGACGCTCGTCGTCGTGGCCTGCCTTTCCATGTCCCATGCTTATGCCATGGGCGAGGTCGCGCAGGCTGTCTCCACCATCCCCGCCATGGCGCCGTTCGCCGTGGCGTCTGCCGGCCTTTTCGCCATGGCGAAGCCGTTCGGCCGGGTTCCCCGTGCTGTACTCGGCGCAAAAGTCCGGGCCGACGCCTCCGATCCGAAGGCCATGATCACCGAGATCAAGGCCGCCTTCGAGGACTTCAAGAAGGCCAACGACGAGAAGCTGAAGGCCAAGGTCGACGACGTCGTGATGACCGAGAAGGTCGACCGCATCAACACGGCGGTCGGCGAGTTCCAGAAGGTGATCGATGACCTGAACGCCAAGATTGCTGCTGCCGGCCTCGGCGGCGGCGTGATCGGTGATATCCCGGGCGACCCCGAATACGTGCAGTCATTCAAGGCGCACATGCGCAAGGGCGACATCTCTGCCGCCATGCAGAAGGGCACCGCCGAGGACGGCGGCTACCTCGCGCCCGTCGAGTGGGATCGCTCGATCACCGGCAAGCTCAAGCAAGTGTCGCCGATCCGCGCCAATGCCCGGGTGATTTCGATCTCCTCAGCGGGGTTCAAGAAGAACTTCACCGACCGCGCCGTTGGCTCCGGCTGGGTCGGCGAAACGGCGTCTCGCCCGGCGACGTCCACGCCGCAGATCGGGCAGCTCGACTTCCCGCTTGGCGAAATCTACGCCAACCCGGGCATTTCGCAGCAGCTGCTGGACGATTCCGCCATCGACCTCGAAGCCTGGCTCGGTGACGAAGTCGACATTGAATTCTCGCGTCAGGAGGGCATCGCCTTCCTTTCCGGGAACGGCGTGAACAAGCCCCACGGCATCCTGACCTATGTCGCCGGCGCTGCGAACGCGGCGCGTCACCCCTGGGGGCCGATTGCGGTTGTGAAGTCCGGCTCGGCCGCGGCGATCACCGCGGACGGCTTTCTCGATCTCTTCTACTCCGTCCCGTCGGAGTATCGTGCCGGCGCCAAGCTGTTCACGAACCGGCAGTCTCAGGCCGCGATGCGCAAACTGAAGGACGGGCAGGGCAACTACCTTTGGCAGCCGTCCTTTGCCGCCGGTCAGCCGGCCACCCTCGGCGGCGAAACCATCGTCGAGATCCCCGACATGCCCGCAATCGCGGCCGACGCGATCGCGGCGCTCTACGGCAACATGGAGGCGACCTACCTGGTCGTCGATCGCATTGGCATCCGCGTCCTGCGAGATCCCTTCACCAACAAGCCGTTCGTCCACTTCTACACGACCAAGCGGGTCGGCGGCGGGCTGTTCAACCCGGAGCCCATGCGTGCGCTGCAGATCGGTGTGGCTGCCTAACGCTTAGCCCGGCGGGCTACGGCCCGCCGCACTTTCCCTTAATCCAGAGGAGGCCGACCATGGCCGTGAAGAACAGCAGCGCCGCCGCAACCGCCGGTGATACTGCCACCAAGGGTGGCTCGGCGGCCGCGACTATCGAGCCCGGCGCGCAGGCTGCCAACATTGCCGGCGCGACGGAATTCGATCCCTCCGGTGCGCCTCGTCAGGTCGTCGGGGACGTCGACCCGTCGCATCCGGCTGTCGACGATAACCCCCGCGCCGGCACGACCGTCGACCAGAACCGCATCGACTTCAACGATCCGACGATCAGCGGATCTGAAGCGGTTGCGAAGAACCTCGCCGGCCAGACCAAGGACTGACTGCGATGAAGCGCCCGCCCATCCTCATCGACCCCCCAGCCGAGACGCCGATCAGCGTTGCTGACGTGCGCGCTCGTGGGAGGGTCGATGCGTCGGTGCCCGACGCTGTCATCTCGGCGATGATCGCCTCGGCGACAGCGCGCCTCGATGGCTATTCGGGCAGGCTAGGGCGGGCGCTCGTCAGTCAGAAATGGCAGCAGGATTTCGCCTTTCCTTGCCGGGGACTGCTAAGGCTTCCGTTTCCAGGCGTCTCAGCCGTCTCCGCCGTTGCCATTGCTCCTGACGGCAGCGAGGCGATCACAGAGGTCGTCGCAGGCGAGGACGTCATCGGGCCGCTCGTCCGTGTCGTCAGCTGGACGAGCGGTTCGGCTGTCTGCACCCTGCGGGTCACCTTCACCGCCGGTTATGGCGAGCCCGCGGATGTACCGGCGCCGATCCGCGAGGCCATCCATCTCTATGTCCAGAGCATGCTGGACACTGCCTTCGGCAACGGCCTGATCCGCACCGAGACCGTCGAGGGCGTCGGATCGACCGGATATTTCACGCCCGACGAGGCCGCCTCGCCAATGGTAAAGCTGGCCGACGACATGGTGCGACAGTATCGGCGGGGCAATCTATGACCCCGGCGGCCGCCATCGCCATGCTCGATCGCCAGATCGCCAAGCACGGCCAGCCCGTCGTGCTGCGGCGCGTTGTGGCCAATGCCGCGGCGACCGAGGCCACCGTCTCTGCCTTTGTCCGCGGCTACAAACCGGACGAACTCGTTGCCGGGATCATCCAAGGTGATACGCTGGTGACGCTGTCGCCGACGTCGGTGGCGGGCACGCCGTTCTCGCCGGCGGTGCCGCGCCGGGGGGACAAGGTTATGATCGACGGGCGCGTGCGTGGCGTCGAGCTGGCCGACCCAGTGAGCATCGGCGGGACGATGGTGCGGCTGAACCTGCAGGTTCGGGGCACCAACTGATGGCCCGCGTCGATCCAATCTTCCGCGACATCGAGTTGATCGTCTCTGACCTCACGTCGCCCGAGGCGCGATCTGCCCGCCTGGCTGAGTTCGCCGCAGAGCAGATCGAAGAGGTCCGCCAGAACAACCGTGCCGTCGTCGGTCGCGACTTGCCCTATGAGGTCGTCGTTGACGGCAAGGTCGGCGTCGCGCTGACGGCGGTGAAGCCGAACGGCGTCATCGTCGCCAACTTCGATTTGCTGCGCGAGGTCCTGGAGTGGATCGGCGAGCAATTGCTGCTGGAATCCCCCCGTCTGACAGGTCGCTACATGCGCAGCCATGTCATGTTCGTGGACGGTGTCGAGCACGATCTCGACGGCCCAATCCCGCCCGGTGAGAGCTACGAGTTTGTGAACACTCAGCCATATGCGAGGAAAATGGAGCCGCGGCCCGGCGGCGCCCCTCAGTCTGATCAGGCACCCAAAGGTGTCTACCATGTCCTCGCCGCTGTGGCGCAGAAGCGTTTCGGGAACATCGCCCGCGTCCGCTACTCCTTCCGCGCCATCAACGGCGAGAAGGGCTCTGAGAACCGGCAGCCTGCCATCGTCGTGAGGCCCTACTAATGGTCCATCTGAATTTTTCGAACGGTTGGACGATCTCCCTTGCCGATGGCGTGACGGGGGGGCTAGCGAACGTTGCCGCATGGCCGACGGCAGACCCGGCGGCAGCCGCCAAGGACTACCGCTGGTTCCGCTTCTCAGATGGCCGTGAAGACGCTCGGGCCTACTCCTTGGAGGAGATGTTCGCTCGCATCGCGGAGGTTGCCGCGGCAGCGCCGCCGGCGGAGCTCACCTGATGGCGCATCATTCGGTTGTCCAGGCTGTGGAGGCTAGGCTCGCCGCGGGATTCACCGCTTGCCCGATCTTCGTCGAGAACGACGCTTCTGAAACCCCTGCGGATGGTTCGGCCTTCGGCGTCTTGCAGTTCCCCTATTCGCGTTCCGAGCAAGCCTCGATCGGTGATCCCGGCGGCAACTGGTATCGTGAGGAGGGCGGCTTCCGCATCGTGCTGGCCGTCGAGCGCGGTGCCGGGACGCTCATCGGCCGCCAATGGCTGGAAGAGGTCGCCTCGCTGTTCCGGGGCAAGAGTTTCGACGGCGTGCGCACCTATGCGCCCGGATCGGCGTCGACCGACGACAACAGCGAGGACGGCGTGTTCTTCCGGCTGAGCATCGCCATCCCCTACGATTTCCACATCACCGGCTGATCAGCCGTCTGAGCCTGCAACCCGCAGCCCGGCCCGCCCTTGAGGCGGGCTTTTTCTTGCCATGAAGGAGGCCTCGATGGTCGGCATTTCCGCATCTACCACCCGCCTTGCCGCCGTCGCCGAGACGGCCTGGGGCGTCACCCCGGCGACGCCGGCATTCAAGAACCTCCGGATCGTCTCCGAGAGCCTTAACGCCGAAAAGCAGACGACCACGTCGAACGAGCTGCGGCCCGACCGCAATGTCTCCGACGTCATCCAGACCGCGCGCTCGGCGTCGGGCTCGATCGAAGCCGAGATGAGCTACGGCTCGTTCGATGACCTGATCGAGAGCGCGCTGTACTCGACCTGGGACACCGACGTCATCAAGAACGGCGTGACGCAGAAGAGTTTTACGCTGGAGAAGACACTCCGCAAGGGTCCGGCGACCAACGTGTTCATGCGCTACAAGGGCGCCGTCGTGAACACCTGGTCGCTTGGCATTTCGTCCGGCCAGCTGATCACCTCGTCCTTCGGCGTCATGGCCAAGGGGATCGAGGTTGCCTCGACAGCGATCACCGGCGCGACCTATGCCGTCGCCGGCACCGCCGACGTCATGTCGGCCGCGACTGACTTTGCCAGCCTGACGGCGACTGGCGTCACTGCGGCGCCGGTGATCGAGAGCATCAGCTTCGACATGACGAATAACACGCGCCAGCGCATGGCCGTCGGCTCGCTCGACAGCCAGGGCATCGGCGAGGGTCGGTTCGAACTGACCGGCACGATGAACGCCTATTTTGACGACGAGGAGCTGTATCAGGCCTTTCTCGCGCACGAAGCGCTTGGCCTCAGCTTCACGATCGGTTCTGAGGCCGGGTCTCGCTACGAGATCACCATCCCGCGCCTGAAGCTGACGACCGGCACGCTGGTTGCCGGCGGCAACGATCAGGACCTGATGCTGAACGTTGGGTTCCAGGCGCTGATCGACGGGACGCTGGCGTCCTCGATCAAGATCGAGCGGGGGGTCTGATGGAACGCATGACCGTCCTCCAGGCCTTCGACGAGTACGAAGGCGACAAGGAAATCCGGCGCGCGAAGGGCGACCACCTCACGGTCTCGGCCGAGCGCGCCGAGCACCTGCGCAGCGAGGGCCTTGCCCGCTCGCTGCCGAAGCCGGCGCCCGCCGCCGCCCCGATAGATCCCGGCACGGCCGAATAGGCCCCAGAAGTCTGCGCAGACAGGCCGCGGGCGCTTCGCCAGGACGCTCGCGGCCACCATCCTGGCAACCGAAGGAATTCCCCATGACGAGCAGCACCGCTCCGAGCTTCTATACCAAGTTCCAGACCGACACCGACGCCGAGACTGGCGAAGGCGTCGTCCTCAATTACGGCGAACTCGGCAAGATCCGCATCCACCGCGCCGGCGGCCGGAACCGCCGGTTCACGAACCTGCGACAGGCCAAGTTCAAGCCGTACACCCGGCAGCTGCAGAACGACACGATGGACGAGGATGTCGCCCGCGCGATCGCGATCGAGGTCTACGCCAAGACCGTGATTGTCGGCTGGGAAGGCGTGAAGGGCCGAGACGGCAACGACCTGCCGTTCAACGAGGAGAACGTCATCACCCTGATGACCGATCTGCCGGACCTGTTCCGCGATGTCCAGGCGGCCGCTGACGACCGGTCGCTGTTCCTCGCGGATGCCGAGAAGGCCGCTGAGGGAAACTAACCGAGGCGCTCCGCTGGCATCTCCAGTGGGGCGCGAAAGCGGAATGGCTGCAGCGCCAGGCGGACGCCGGACACGAACTCAAAGCGTGGCAGGACCGAAAAGAGGTTCTGCCGCACCTGGCCGATCTCCTCGACGCCTTCTTCGACCTGTCTCCCGGCCGGGTCATTCACATGGGCGGCGAGGGCTATATCTCGGCGCAGGAGATCCTCGCTTACTGCGACCTGACCGGCATCACCTCGCCGGACGACCGGCATTCCTTCTTCCGGGCGATCCGAGCGATGGACATGACCTTCCTGACGAGCCGGAAGGAGCGGGACGATCGAGAGAAGGCGTCCCAGCCAAAGAAGCCGCGCCGTAAAGGGCGCGGCTGATTAGCGACGGCTAGTCCGCCCCGGGGCGTCTTTTTCGGGGCTCTCCCAAGATCAAAGCGAAACCAATGCACACCGCGGCGAATGCCGGATAAATAAATATCTCCGGCAGTCGAAAGGCGGCCGTGATCGCGAAGATGAACACCCCGAGAAAAAGCAGCCGCCATCCGTATTGTTTTGGCGTTGCCCGACTGAACTGCTTCTGCCTTGGCTGGCCGTCGTCATCGTGAATAAGCATCCGCACCTCCATAGAGATGCGACCATACCCATCCTTTCGCGGCTCGCCAATCGGCGGGCCTTTTTCGTGAGGGCTGCATGGCCAAAGAAGCGATCAGGACGATCCGCATCGTCGCCAAGGAAGAGGGCGCCGACAAGACTGTCGCTGCCGTCAACCGCGTCGGCACTGCGGTTGCGTCCACGGCTGACAAGGTCGAAGGCTTTGCCCGCGTCGTTGACCGCGACTTCAAGAAGGGGATGATTGGCGCCGAGACGGCAGCCGACGGCCTTGAAAAGAAAACCCGGAATCTCGCCGGAAGCTTCGATCGCCTTCAACAGAAACTGGACCCGGCATACCGAGCCGCAAAGCAGTGGGCGAACACGCAGAGAGACATCGCGCTCGGCTTTGAGCAGGGGGCCTACGGTCTGGAGCGCCAGAACGAGCTGCTCGGGCTTGCCGCGTTGAAGTACGGCCAGATGGGCAAGGCGGCGCTCGCTGCGAACCAGAACCTGGCCGAAATGACGCGCACCGCCACGAACTCGGCTGCCGTATTGGAGCGGGTTAACCGGGTCACTGGCGTGACGTCTGTCGGCGTCAGTGTCGGCCGCGGCGACGATCTTGCCGACTATGGCAGGCAGCTCGATGCGCTACGGGCCAAGTACAACCCTCTGTTCGCGATTGGCCAGCAGTACAAGACGCAGGTTGATGAAATCCGGCGGGCTCACTCGGTCGGTGCGATCGGCGTGCACGAGATGGAAGAGGCCATCGCACAAGCAGGCGCTGCCGCGACCGCTCAGCAAACCGCCTATGCTCGCATGGGATCCAGCGTCGCCGGGGCCGGCGCGAGCGTTAAGCTGACCTCGCATCAGGTGGCGAACCTTGGTTACCAGGTGAACGACGTCGCCACGATGCTGGCGATGGGCGCGTCGCCGTTCCAAGTGATCTCGTCACAGGCTGGCCAGGTCGTGCAGGCGCTCGGCGATGGGCCGGGCGGGATGATGGGATCGCTGCAGGCCATTGGCAGCAGCATTCTTGGCCTCACGCGTTTCATCACGCCGCTGACCATCGGGCTGACTGCCGCCGCTGGCGCCGTGGCCTATTTTGCTCTCCGCAATACGGCAGCAGAGAACTCTGCGGCCTCCTCTGAGAAGGCGGTGAAGGCCTACACCGATGCGCTAAAGGACATGCGCACGGCCGCAGGCGACGCGGGCAAGGCTGCTGGCGCAATCTTCGACCGCGAGACGACGCTTTCGCCCGCCGCTGCAAGGGCGCAGCTGTTGCAAGCGACTGAGGCGCAACGCCAGGCGAGAGCGGACGCGACCGAAGCCGCGATCAGCCGGGTGACACCAGCGTCGGGAACAATCGGTGGCCTGCAGAATGTCTTCCAGCGGGCTTTCGACGGCGACTACAGTCGCTTCATCAGCCAGATGGAAGATGCTGTCTCTGAGCTTGCCCGGGGCAAAGTCACGGCAACTGAGTTCCAGGATGAAATTGCCGCCATTCGAACCAATCCCCTTCTGCCCGAGAGCCTGAAGGCTATTGCCGATGGCCTATCCGAGGACGCGAAGAGTGCGCGCGCGGCAGAGGCAAGTGTCATAGCGCTGCGGGATGCATTGAAAGAGGTCGGCTACGAAGCTGCCCAGATCACCTTCGACAAGCTTCGGGACGAGTTGGAAGCGCTGGCGCCCAAAGTAACTACGACCGCGCAAGACATCGTCCGGATGAACAACGAGGCCATCCGAGAGCTTGGGAAACTCGACCCTACCAAGTACAGCGCCAAGGCGATCGAGGGACTCGGGTTAGGCATCCAGCGCACCGCCAGCGCTGCCTTCGACGAGCTCTCGCGCTCGGCCCGCGAGGCCGCTCAGGATGCTCAGGCCGCTCTTACTGATGTCGATGCGTCGCCACTCCAGCGCCAGATCAACCAAGTTACGCGGGAATACCAGCGGCAGCGCGAGGAGGCCGAGAGGACGAACGGCTCCAGCGCGACGCTTAGCGCATTGCGCGCGAAGCAGGAGGCCGATATCGGCGTTCTGATCAAAGAGAACACTCGGGCCGAGGAAGCGCGGCGGGCGGGCTATGCCCTCGACATCCAAGCCATTGGCGCACGCGATGCCGCGACCAAGGCCAGCATCGAAGCCGAGCGGACTCGCATCGACCTGCTGTCACAGGGCTACAGCGCTGCCGAGGCTCAAGCTCGTGCATCCGGAACCCTGTCGCTCTCGCTTGCGCAGGCGGCGCAGGCTGAGGCGGATTCGCTGCGCCAGCGGAATGAGGCCCGCACCGATGCGCTGAGCGGGCTTCAGCTCGAAATGCAGACGCTTGGCCAGACCGCCGGCGAGACTGCACGGCTGACGACTGAGTATCAGCTCCTCCAGGAAGCGAAGCGTGCTGCCTATGACGAGGGGCGAAGTGTCGGCCAGGACGAAATCGATGCGATCAAGCGGCAGGCTGTGGCCGTCGGCGAGGTGACTCAGAAGCTGGCAGAGCAGAAGCTCCAGCAGGACATTCTCTTCGAACGCTCGCAGATCGGGCTGAGCGACCAGGAACAGGCCATCCGCGAGCGGCTGAAGTCGTCGGGCATCGACATTGAGAGCGCCAATGGCAAGGCTTACGCTTCGCAGATCCGCTACAACGACGCGCTTCAGGAGTCCGTCGACCTCGCCAAGGACTTCGCCGAGACGCTAATCGATGGCCTGTCCAGCGGCGAAGGCGTCCTGAAGTCGCTGACGTCTGCCTTCGCTCAGCTTGGCCAGCAAATGGCGTCCAAGGGCCTGAACATGCTGTTCGATGGCCTGATGGGCGGTGGCGGCCAGCAGCAGTCCAGCGCGCCAACAGTCAGCAATGCCCTCGGCGCGCTCGGGCAGGTGTTCTCGCGGCCGTCGGCGTCGCAGGTATTCGCTCCGCAGACCTATGCCGCTCCGACGGTTGCCGTACAGCGTGCTGCACTCGCGCCGCTCGTAGACACCCGGCAGTTGACCGAGCTGAACGACAATCTGAGGCAGACTAGCCGCAGCGCGATGGACGTCGCGATGAATTTCAGCGGGCTGACCGAGAAGGCCAACAGCCCGGTCCTAGACAGCTTCATGCAGGCCAGCGGGACATGGGGCAAGCTGTCGGCCAAGAGCACCGCCTGGTGCGCGGCGTTCGCGAACGCCGCTATCATCGAGGCCGGCGGCAAGGGCACCGGATCTAACCTTGCCTCGTCTTTCCTCGATTGGGGGCAGGGCACGAACAACCCCAAGCCGGGCGATATCGTCGTGCTGAAGCCGCAAGCGGCGGGCGCGTCGGGTCATGTCGGCTTCTTCGCGTCCATGGCGAATGGCGAGGTCCAGATCTTCGGCGGCAACCAGGGTAACGCGGCAAAGACCAGCTCGTTTGCTCAGAGCGAAGTCAGATCCTACCGGACTGCGGACCAGGCATCGAACGAAAACGTCCTGACCAAGACTGGCATGACCAGCGCCGTTTCAGACGGTGTGGCGAACTATAGCCAGAAGGCGGCATCAGGTGCGATCCCTGGCGTCGACCCTTGGCGGGCATGCGCGATAAGACCACAAGTGGATCACCAGCGGCTGCCGCCACGGGGGCAGGTGGCGGGTCGCGTCTTGGCGCTGGCATGAGCGTCCTCGGCGCGGGTGTCGGTGCATTCTCACAAGGGTATGAATCCGGGTCACCCGTCTCCGGTGGCCTGGGCGGAGCGCTGGGCGGAATTGGCGCTGCCGGTTCGATCGGCTCTTTTCTTGGAGTTGGCGCGCTGGCAGCTACGGGCATCGGCGCTGTTGCCGGTGCTGCCCTCGGTATTCTCGGCGGCGTCCTCGGCGGCAAGAAACAGCGCGAAGCCGAGCACCAGGCGAAGGCCGATGAGTGGGCGAAGATGGCCCCCGAATGGAACGCCTACCAGCAGGAGATGAAGACCGGCACCGGTGATCCCCGTGGCATTCGACAGATGGCGCAAGGCCTCGACGATCAGCTGGTGAAGTTCGTTGCCAGCGGCTCTGATGCTTGGAAAAAGGGCTCTAACAATTCCAGCGAGCTGTATGCGCAGGTGTCGCAGGATCGCATCGAGTATATTCAGCGCACCGTGCAGCTCTTCAAGGACCAGTTCGAAACCGCAGTGGACAGCCTGAATCGTGGCGAAGGGCTGAAGAGCAAGTTCGACGAAATCCGCGAGACGGTCCGGGCTACCGGGGAAGAGCTCGTCACGTTTCTCGACGACACGAGCCTCGCTTTGGGCGGTTCCAGCATCGCATATGGTGATGCGCAAAAGGCGTCGCAGAACCAGCTTCTCTCGATCTTTGAAGGTGCGCAGCCCCTTTCAGAAGTCGCTTCGGCAATGGAGCAGATGAAGGCAGCCGCCGCGGTCCTGCCACCTTATCTCGTCCAGCTCGGGATGTCGGCAGAAGACGCTGGCATCGCGGTCGACGAAAAGCTCACCGGAGGCATCCGCCGCCTTGGCGAGAGCGTAACGCAAGGTCTGCAGGACGAGATCGATGCGCTCGACGGGAAGGGGTATCTTGCAGACTTCCGCGCGCTGATGGCTCAGCACGAGTCCATCATGGCTGATACCGTCTTGACGAACGTCGACACCTCGCTCGTCGGCACCTTCTTTGCCAAGCAAGCGCAGTCGATGGTCGATGGCGCCGAGTTGAGCGGCGACGCCTTCGACGAATTGATCAAGGCGTTCCCGTCGCTCACCGACGTCGTGCATGAGTTCGCCGGCTCGCTCGACGAGATCGCGGCGCAGATCAAGTCTTACGATGATCGGGTCTTTGCCACGAGCAACGACAATTCGCGGATGGCGGGGCGGCTCGCCGCATTCGATCGCGCTGCGGCGCAGGAGCGTCTCGACACTGCCGATGCTGCGGCGTCCGTCATCGAGGCACGCGAAAAGGCCCTTGGCGCGGAACGCCTGCGGATCATCCTCGATTTCGGCAGGCAGGCGGCGCAGAGCCTCCTCGGCTACAGCGACCGCTACTTCGCGGCCACCACCGACACGTCCAGTCTTTCTGGCGCCCTCGGCAATTTCGAGCGGGGCGCGAACCGAGACCGGGTGACCGAGATGATGGCGGGCGCGGGCAATCTGCCGTACCTGAACGCCACGCTCGCTGCCGAGAAGGTCTCGCTGATCAAGGGTCTGCTGACGTCGGCCTATGAGACCGAGCGGAACGAGATCGAGCAGACGATCAGCACGTTGCAGAGCCTGTCAGATCAGTGGCGCGATCTGCGGCTGTCCCTGAAGTTCGACGACAATCTGAGCACGCTTGCCCCGAAGGACCAGTTCCTGGAGGCGCAGAAGCAGTTCCGCGACATCTCGGCGAAGGCCGCCGCGGGCGACGAGGATGCGCAGCAAAAGCTGGCCGGCATCAGTCAGTCCTATCTGGAGGAGGCGAAGAGCTACTATGCCTCATCCGAGGCCTATTACGCCGCGTTCAACGAGGTTCAGAGCGTCCTCGAAAACGCCGAGAGCCTGGCCAGTCAGCAGCTCGCGGCGCAGAAGGCGCAGCTCGACGCCACTAAGAGTCAGCTCGGCGAGCTGCAGTCGATCAACGGCAACACGTTCGACATCGTCGGCGGCCTGGCCGCGCTTGCCGAGGCGATGACGGCGGCGTCGAAGGCAGCTGCGGCTGCTGGCATCACGCCCGTCTCGTCAGGCGGCACGCCGATCGACCCAGCTCTCGCATATCTGCAGAACAACCCGGACGTTCTCGCAGCCATCGCCAGCGGCGAGACCTTCGGCAATGTCGGGATGACGGCGGCGCAGCTCGCGGCCTACCACTACCAGCAGTTCGGCCAGAACGAGGGCCGCGGCTATGCTGTCGGCGGCCTGGTGGCAGGGCCGGGGACAGGCACCTCGGACAGCATCCGGGCGCGGCTGTCGGCAGGCGAGTTCGTCATGCCGGCGGCGATGGTGACGCCGCGCACGTTGCCGTCGCTGGAGGCCATGCGGCTGGGTCGGTCGCCCGGCAATGACAACGGCGACATGGTCGCCGAGCTCGGGAAGCTCCGGGCCGAGGTGTCCCGCCTTGGTTCGATCATCGCCGCATCTGACGAGGCGACCCGCGAGGAGATCCGCGTCGGCAACCGCAGCGCTGGCACCTCGGCGCGGGCGGCGGAACGGCGGAGCGCGGCATGATCTACCTCATCGAGTTCGGTGCCTACGACGAGGTCGCGGGCGCCGAGACGACGCAGCGCTTCGGCACGGACACCTTCGTCACCCGGCCGGGCGATCTGCCGGCCAATGCCGCCTTCGACGGGCGGGTGATGGACCCGGGCAATTTCGAGGTGTTCCTGTTCGGCCGCGGCCGGACCTTCGGGCAGTCCGACGTCGGCGTCGGCGTGGTCAAGCTGGCCAATCCTGACGGCGCGCTCGACTATCTGATCGACCATGCCCTCGACGGCCGCGCGATCCGCATCTTCGCCATAGCCGACAAGTGGTCGCCCTGGTCGTCGCGATCGCTGCTGTTCTCAGGCCTCCTCGATCAGGCCGAGTTCGCCTATCGCGAGGTGACGCTGAGAATGCGTGACCGGCTCGACGTGCTGCGCAAGACGCTGCAGCAGGCCACCTACCTCGGAACGACCATCAATGGCGGGCTCGCCTTTGCCGAGGGCAATGTCGACCTGAAGGACAAGCCGAAGCCGGAAGCCTTCGGGCACATCCTCAATGTCCCGCCCGTCGTCGCCGACCCGTTCGACCTGATCTACGATATCGGCGTCAACGGCCTCTCTGCGGTCCTCGCCGTCCGCGACCGTGGCGTCGTTCTCACGGCGTCGGCCGACTATGCGAGCCTCGCCGCCCTGAAGGCTGCTACAGTCACCTCTGGCCAGTACGCCACATGCCTCGCCGAGGGGCGTATCCGGCTTGGCAGCCTGCCGAATGGCGACGTCTCGGTAGATGCCGTGGAGGGCGCGACGCTTGCCGACAGGTCGGCGGCCCGGATCGCGCAGCGGATACTCCTGCGGCTCGGGATGATCGCCGGCACCGACTTCAATGCCGCCAGCTTCGACGCCTTGCATGCACTCGCCCCCGCCGAATGCGGGATCTGGCTCGGCACGAGCGAGACCGACGCGCTGAAGGCGATCTCGATGGTGCTCGACAGCGTCGGCGCCTATCTCGTGCCGGACGCCACGGGCAAGTTCTTCGTCGGGCGGCTCGTAGCGCCGAGCGGCGCGCCGGTTGCCGAGATCGACGAGCTGGTGATCCTCGACGAGGGGAGCGGGATCGACCGCCTGGCGACCAACGACCAGGGCGGCGGTGTCAGGGCGAAGAAGCTCACCGTCCGGTTCGGCTACAACTACCTCGTTCAGGGCAAGGCCGATCTCGACAAGACGGTGGCCACCGAGGCGGTGAAGAGCTTCGCCGTGGAGGAATGGCGCCAGACCAGCGTCACGAGCGCGGCCGTGGAGGCGATCCTGCCGGATGCCCCCGAGCTGACCTTCGACACGTTGCTGGTCAGCGAGGTCGACGCCACGGCGGAGGCCACCCGTCGCCTCGCGCTCTACAGCGTGCGTCGTGATCTGATCAACGTACCGTTGGACGCGACTGAGGCCGCCGGCATCGCGCTGGGCGATGTGGTCCGCCTGTCTCTGCCCCGCTTCGGCCTCGACGCTGGCCGGCTGTTCGTCGTGCTCGGCATGACGCCGACCTGGTCGACCGGACAGACCTCCCTCTCACTCTGGGGCTGACCTTGGCGAACATCATGATCCTCCACCCGAACAGGGCGGATGCCGCGACTCTGTCTGGCGGCGACTGGCAGATCCCGCTCGCGACCATGCAGACCCGCCTGCTGCGGCGCGTGGCGCGGTCCGCCTCGCTAGCCCCGGCCGATACGCAGTTCGAGGTCGAACTGGACCGCGTCCGCTCCATTCGCGCCGTTGCGCTGATCAATCACAATCTCAGCCGTCAGGCCCGCGTTCGGGTACGCGGCTCGGCCGACGGCGACTTCGACAGCCCGAAGTACGACAGCGGCTGGATCGGCTCCTATCCCGCGCTCTACTCATCCTCCAGCCTGAACTGGGAAGATGCCAACTTCTGGGACGGCCGCCCCCTGGCCGAGGATCTGGACGGCTTCACACGGTCCTTCGTGCACATCCTGCCCGCCACCGTCTTTGCGACCTATTGGCTGATCGAGGTCGACGACCGGGCCAACCTCAATGGCTATGTCGACATCGGACGGTTGTTCATGGCCGGCGGCTGGCAGCCCTCGTCCAATTACGTCTACGGCGGCTCGCTCGCCTTCGAGACGGGCACGAGCGTGACGCAGTCGCTGGCCGGCGCCGAGTTCTTCGATCGGCGGGAGCCTTACCGCGTGTTGCGCTGCGCCTTCGAATATCTGCCGCAGCAAGAAGCCCTGGAGCAGGGCCTCGAGATCCAGCGGCGGGCCGGCATCGACCAAGAGGTGTTCGTCATGGCCGATCCATCCGACACCAAGAACGTCACCCGCCTGTCCTTCCTCGGCCGCCTTCGCTCGCTGACGGCGCTGGAGCAGGTGATCTACCAGCGCGCCAACCTCGCATTCGAGATCAAGGAAATCCTCTGATGGCGTTCCCTACGCTTGTTCAAGCCGCGATCGACCGGCTCGCCAGCTTCTACAATGGCAACGACTACGACGCCGCGGGCAATCCCGGCGGTATGGCCAACGACGGCCACCGGATCAACTTCGAGCCGTCGCTGAAGGATATTGCGACGGCGGGCGGGGGGGTCTCGGACTTCCTCGTCGCAATCGCTGCCGATGTCGAGGCGGACGCGACTGCAGCCGGTGCGGGCGCGGAAGACGCGGAGACGGCCCGGGCGGCAACCGTGGCAGCCCGCGATAAGGCGCAGTTGTGGGCGAGCGCGCCAGAGGACACCGAGGTCGAGCCGGGGCTGTTCTCGGCTCGCCATGGCGCGGCGAAGGCCGTGCAGGAGGCTGAGCGAGCTGAGGAGGAAGCAGACCGAGCGGCGGGACTCGCGGCTGGGCTTAACCTGCCGGCGCTGTCGGTCGGGGACGCCGGGAAGTACGCTCGGGTCAATGTCGGTGGCACAGGTTACGAGCTCGGGGAGCTGTTGATCGCCACAGTCGCGGAGATCAAGAGCAAGACCGGAACGGGGCTCGCCAACGCCCAGACGCTCGGGACGATCCTCGATGAGTTGGAAGTGGCCGACGCGGCGAGCGCTGCCGTCGCTCCGCCCATCGGCGCTTACATGCTATGGCCCTGGTACGCCTCCGCGCCCGATGACAAGTGGCTTGAGGCGAAGGGGCAGATCGTATCACTCGCGGCCTATCCAGGCCTCGCATCGGTTCTGCCGAACATTCCGCTCGCGCTCTATAACGGAAATCCAGCTTTTACCCCTGTTGGACCCTTAGCCTCCGGCCCTCCTAGCGGGGGGTCCGGTGCAACCTCTCCAGTTCAGGCTCTAGTCAGAAGCGGCCGCCGGATTGCCATTATCCAATCTGGATACGCGCGATTTATCGACAGGTCTCGGAACATTGATATTCAGGGAGCGGCCACCGCAGATCAGGTTCCGCAGCTTGCCAATTCCTATAGGCAGCGCCCGATCATGCGGGATAACGACGAGATCGCCTTCCTCAGCTCCGCAGGCCTTCCGTCGCTTCTGAACTTAGCGACGCTAGGCACCACACCGCCTGCGCAGAGCGTTGCCGGAACCGGGGGGATTTTCCAGGGTGCATCCGCAGCGGGGGCTGAGAGTTCAATCTGGAAGCTTCCGAATGGCGTTCTTGTTTCTTTTGTATGGATCGGCACTGAAGCCCGATACGTCTGCGCGAAGCTTGCATCTGGTGCCGGCTCTGCCTCGTGGGCCGCGTTCTTTCCGGCTGGCGTGTCGTATATTCAAACCGATCTTCGGATTTGGCAGTTAAAGAACGGCACACTCTTTATGGTGGCCCGCCCCGCTCAGACGACTGGAGACTGGACAATATACAAGACGACCGACGGAAATTCTTGGGTCTCTCTGGGGGCGGTTTCTTCGTCTGCTTCTATTGTTGGTTTAGGTGGCCCCTTCAATGATGTTGACGGGGGTATCGACAGAGACGCTCGGCTTATCAATAACGTCGAGCAGTCTCCGGACGGGCAGCAGGCCGTCGTTCGGCTGGCGAACGCTGGGTGGCTTATCTCAACCAACGGAGGTGGCTCTTTCACGTTCAAGCCAGTAACAGACCTTTTGACGGGGCTCTACGCGCAGTTCGGCGCATCATCCATTGGCTTCATCTACGATGTCATCCGTAGCAGATGGCTACTTGTCTCGATAACGGCGAAATCAGCAGCGCCTACTGCCCGGCACTTCTCCGTCTGGGCGTCGACAGACCTGTCGGTATTTACTCTTGCTCATGAAATTGCTGCGCTGCCGGCCTTATCTGGGCAGATGTCTGCCGTAGCTCTATTCGCTGGGACGAACAAAATATCAGCACTGCCTACGATGAATAACGGCAATCAGGCAAGGTACGAGCTAAACCTTACGACTCTGGCGGTCACGGTTGCGACCAGTATCATAGGAAGTAACGCATTTTACTATAGACTGGAGGGGTATCAGTTTTTCGATGGGGCTATCTTCTCTGGCCCGGGATCGGCCTCCACAACTGCATGGGTTCCGAATAGCGATGATACGCCGGTACTGGCAATATCGAACACGAGCTCCGATGCTTTTAGAGACTTCGTCGCTAATAGCGCAGACGGCATGGTCGGGAACTTTACACTCGGGAACGCAGACGCCAGCGGAACGAAGGTATTCTATGGCGCTTATTTTGAGTACAACCAGAATACAGAGCGAAAACTTCCAAGCATTGAAGTCCAGAATATATCATCAAGCCCTGCGGTCAGGGAGCTATATAAGCCATACGTGGATGTAAATTCATACAAGCCTCCCAGAGTATACATGAGGGTGAAATAAAATGGCTGAAGCTCACATCACCCGCAACGGCTTCTACGATCACTCGGTCGAGGCCGACTACATCGAGGGAGAGGGGACGTTTACCCCTCTCCCGGAATACGACCCGGAGACAGAGGCGCTGCAGTTTACGGGGGTCGGCTGGTCTGTCGTTCCGGTCGCGGTACGGGACGCTTACCAGCCCCCGGAGCCCCCACCTCCGCCGATCCCGATGGAGGTCTCCGCCGTCCAGGCGAAGACGGCGCTGTTCGCCGCCGGCCTCTATGACGCTGTCGAGACGGCTCTCGGCGGGTCGCCCTACGCCCTCATCCGCATCTGGTGGGACTCCGCGCAGGTCTGGCGGCGTGACAACCCGTACATCTCGGCGCTCGCTACGGAGCTAGGGCTGTCGGATGACCAGGTGGACGGGCTCTTCGTCGCGGCGGCTGCAGTCCAGACCTAACTGCCATGTCCTCCTTCACCGTGCCTCTCCTCTACGAGAGCACCGACACATTCCGCGGAGGCCGGTCGAGGCGCCGCATGCTCGACGGGGTCGAGGTGTGCGAGCTGGTCGGCGCCCGCCGGCTGTTCCGTATCACCCGCGGATTCGTCTACGTGTGCGAGCGCACCGGCTTGAGCATCCCGGTCGACGAGGGCTTCCTCTGCGACCTCGGCTCAATCCCAGGCTTCGCGCGCGGATGGCTCTCGCCCGACGATCCCTGGGCGGCGGCCTTTGTCCTGCATGACTGGCTCTACCGCTCGAAGATGTTCGACCGGCTGACCTGCGACCTGATCCTCTGGGATGCGCTGGGGCTGCCGTACCGGGCCTACGACGAAGCCGACCGGATGTACCGGGTGGTCTGTCCGAGCCTCGCCCGGACAGCGATCTACTATGCGGTGAGGGCAGGGGGCAGGGCTGCCTACGCCTGAACCGCCTTTCCCCGAATTCCTCATAGGGTTCGGTCGCAGCTTTTTTCCAAGGCAAAGGCGGCGCTGCTCGGGGGAGTAGCGCCGCCTGTATGGCACCTGCTTCAGCACCATAAACGGACGTTGTGTCGTGCTGGTCGCCCATACTCGCCGCCGAATCTATCTAAAATCTTAACCAAACAGCGGCTCGCCTTCATCGGCGGGCCTTTTTCATGAGGTCTGCAATGAACCGCAAAGCCTTTTACGATGCCGTCCGCGCCCATGTCGGCGTGCTCAATCAAGGCCAGGTCGGTGGCTCCGAGCGATATCTCGACGAGGGTGAGCGCCGCGGCACCCAGCTCGACTGGCTGGCCTACATCATCGCCACCGTGTTCTGGGAGACGGCTCGGACGATGCAGCCGGTCAAGGAGGCGTTCTGGAAAAGCGAGGCGTGGCGCAAGGCCAACCTGCGCTATTTTCCCTGGTACGGCCGCGGCGACATTCAGCTCACATGGGAAGCCAATTATCGCAAGGCCGGCTTGGCGATCGGCGTCGATCTGATCAAGGACCCTGACGCGGCGCTCGATCCGGCCAACGCGGTGAAGATCGCCTTCGAGGGTACGGAACACGGGTGGTTCACCGGGAAGGATCTTGGCGACTATCTCGACGGCGTGGACGAGAGCGATGCCGAGGATCTGCGCGAGTTTGCCAACGCCAGGCGCATCGTCAACGGCGTCGACAAGCAGATCGAGATCGGGAAGCTGGCGCTGGCTTTCGAGGGGGCGCTGCGTGCTGCCGCCTATGCCGGCGTCGCGAACACGCAACCCGCCGTCATCACCGCGCCCGCACAGGAGCCCGCCATGCCTGCTGTTCAGTCAGTTCCGGCCACGCCTTCCGCACCGCTGCCTGCCAACCCGTCGCCGACGCCCGTCGAGCAGTCGAGCAAGTCCATGGGTGCCGGCAAGTGGACGGCGGCCGTCGGAACGCTCTGGACGACCATCTCGGCGTTCCTGATGTCGACGCCTTCGGTGCCGGAGCAGTACCGCGACCCGGTGCTGCTAGCCGGCATCGGCACGCTGCTGACGACGCTCGCAAGCATCATCGGTGCATACGTCGCGCCGCAGAATGCGGTGCCCGTGTCGGCAGGGAAGTGAGGGCGCATGCAAACGCTTATCGTTCACGTCCGGGAGAATTTCGCCCGGGTCTTCGTCGGCCGCATGATCGAATGGGAGCACTCGATCATGCTCATGCTGTTCGGCCTGGTGCTGATCGACCAACCTGAGCTTTTTGGCGCGGCCGCCTCCTATTCCTTCTTCCGGGCCATGTACGACTCCTACGCGTTCTGGGGGTTGGCGGCTCTGTCGGTCGGGGCGATCCGCTTTGCCGTCCTGCTGGTGAACGGCACAATCCGGCGCTCTCCGCATTTGCGCGCGGCTCTGGCGATGATGACGGCATTCTTCTGGTTTGCCGCGGCCTACGGCGCTGTGGTCTCCGACAAGCTCACTCCGCTCACGGTGATCTCGGCCAGCTTCTTTGGCTGGCAGTTCGTGATTTTCATGATCTGCATCCGGTACGCCAAGCTCGAAGACATCAAGGCTGTGCCGAATGCTCGACAAACTCACTCCTGAGCTCATCGCATCCGCCATCGTTGGCTTCGTTTTTCTTCTCTCCGGGCTTGGCCTTTATAAGCGTACCAGTGGCGGCGAGAGGCTCGCAGAGGGAGCATATAAGGTCACATCGCCGTCTACCGACGCCGCTCTTCAACTAGAGCGGATCGCGCAGGCGCTCGAGGACATCGCCGCGCAGGGCAAAGACAGCTTTCAGCGTGACATGCGGGACAAGCTGGAGAAACTTGAAGAGATCATGGAGCACCAGGCCGAGGACAAACGGCGCCGCGATCGAAACTGA